TGTTCATGTAATTAATATTGTGTTCATGTAATAATGTTACCATCCCGCCTGTGATAATATTCCATTAATGTAGTTAGTATCTGTTGGGAAATCTTTAAATTTTCCCTCCCATACAGACGGATTAATGTATTCCCATATTAATTCAGTTTGCTCTTGTGTTAAATTATGTAAGAAGTTCTTTCCACTCGTACAGTTATAAAGAACCCAAGGGCTTATTTTCCCCGTTGTGATTGCATAACAAATGACATTTTTGTTTCCATACCTAAGAACATCCTTGCTATCGGTGTCATTATTCTCCGCCCATACCATACTGTATTTTATAGCACGTGCCAATGTATCAATTGGATTCTCAGTCGTCAGTAGAGTATCCATGTATTCCGAATATAACGTATCACTAGTCCAATAATCAAGTTTTTTATTCTTCTTGATAACATACTCGATAAAATTATTAACATTTATTGCACTAATATCAACACAATATCTTCCAAACTTAACGAATCCGACATAGAATTTACTTCTGATAAATTCCATTTGTGTCTTTGGTTTTTTTGAATTCTGTGTGTATTGGAAAAATTTTATAAAAGCGTTAAACCCAATACGGACACCTTTAACGTCCTTTTCCTGCCATCGTCTTTTCCGCTCACATAAGTGCACCATTAATGTAGTTTCTCGCTTGAAATCCTTATCGCAATATTTACATGTATATACCTTACTTTTCTCCACAGTCTTTCGCATATTCTGTTATTTGCCTTGTTGTAACTAAGTTACTCAATAATTCAATTTCATCATCTTTGTAATGAGGGAATAGTTTTGTCAATTTAGATTGCCTAGTTTTAACACTAGATGTAATTGCTTTATTTTTTGTTGATGCCCATACATGTCGTTGATTTCCTAACTTAGGACTTCCCGCTACTAATGTCAACCATTGCAATTTAGGGTCTCTGTTTATATCGAACATGTGTCTGTTTGCTCTATTATTCATGCCTATGACATAAAGACATTGCGTCAATACATCACTTTCCACACCAGCACCCCATTTCAAACCAAGAAAAGCACTGAATCCCTTTTTCTCTTCATCTGACATGTTGTCATAGAAATCATAATCTTTTGAATCAATTGCCCGTAATACCTTAAATATATCTAATTTGTGTGCCATTTACCACGCCTGTGCGTAATCAACCACTTGGCAATTTCTTGATGCATCTTTGATGAAATACACAACCGTGGGTGACTCACCTTCACTTAACGGTACTGCCAAGTATTGTCCATTTTTAAGTTTTGGATTGTACCATTGAACTTCGTTGTATACGTCTATAACCTCAACGGGCAGAAAGTTTGCGTCGTAACTACTTAGACTATTGAAAGAAAATGCTTTGAAATCTCTGTCATTAATACTGGTCAACGGAATTGCCTCTAAATCTCCTGTGTCAGGTTCACCAATAAGCAATTGCCAATCTAATGGCATTTTAATAACATGCTCACCTATCCGCAAAACCAATGCAGGCGATGTGAAACTTTCCAAAAATATCAATGGAACGAAAAAGTAATCTGCGTCCTTTGGATTGCTATTATCAAATATAGCAAACCACATATCATTGATTGTTTCTGGTAATTCGTTTAGTTCGTATGCTGTGTCGTCTAATGTATGTATTTTCATGTAGTTATTATATCTTAAAGAAAATACTTATCATAGTACATACTACCATAACTTGCCTTTAAGTAAAATTGGAATGGAAATAATTTATTTATGTTACTTCCATTCCAATTTTTCTATGGTGAATGGGTATTGTGCTTCTTTATAAAACTTCTTACGCTTCGTTAGGTGCCTCTTAGCAAACTTACACGTACTAGTGATGTCCCAAATTTGAACAAAGTCCTTATCCTTCGCTTTACGTACACCACGACCGATTGATTGTATCACACGAACGAACGACTTACCAGGTTCGAGTAACATAAGATTGAAGATTCTAGGAATATTAATTCCAACCGAAGCAACGCCATATGTTGCTACTATAATCTTATCGGAGGAATCAGCGACTTCATCATAATGCCCTTTTCTATCTTCAGTTTTAGTAACGCCACTAACAAATACTGCGTTATCACCTAATCTCTTTACTAACTCTTCACCAGACTCAACTCGGTCAACAAGCACCAATGTGTTTCCCGTAACGTTTGCCTTTGTAATGAGTTCCACTAACACATCCAAGCGGTTCGAATCAGTTAGTAAATACTTTAACTCACTTTGATAATTTGCATGCTCTGCATGGTCTAGTAATTGCACAACCTTAACTTGACACCGAGCCAATACTCCTTTGTCTTGCAATTCCTTTGCTGACACTTTATTAACTACATTTCCTAACCCCACGTACAATGATTGGAACTCAAATTTCTCTTTAGGAACTGTTCCAGTCAAACCCCATCGCAATGGGATGTGTGACATAGGACCTGTTAAAATAGTCTTCAATGCATTTGCCTTTGCACTATGTGCCTCATCCACCATAACACATACAACTCCCTCTAGAAACTCACCTATGGTAACTTCTGCCTTTCCACTCTTAGTATCCTTCATCATGATATTCAAACTCTGCCACGTACATATCATGTGTTGTTTGCCATAGTCACGTTGTTTGCCATAGAATACACCAACATCCAACCCCATATTAATATAATCTTCCTCAGTTTGTACTACTAAACTTTTATTAGGAACAATCAAGATACTTCTACCGTATTCCTGCACACGTTCACTTAGTGCCGCAGTCACTAATGTTTTTCCTGCTCCTGTTGCTACTTCTTGAATACATTGTGGATTTTTTAGGAAGTTATTAACAACCTCTATTTGGTAATTACGAAGTACAATTGGTTCACCTTCAATGGGGTGTTTTTTTGGCCACGTGATGTGATTGTAAGTATCTTTATCAACTTCTGCCAACTCATAATCATGTTGGTATTGTCGTTTATCATCAACCTCTATTTCCCAACTATCGTCAATTAACATAGGAAGAATATCGGGGAGTAAATTGATATATGTACTTCCACCAAGATTAAAGAACGAAACCTTTCCGTTCCATCTTCCTAATCTATACGATGGCATAAACCTTGCACCAGGAATTTCATACTCAAATGCATGAACGAGTTTCTTTCTCATATCAATGTCCAACCCCTTGATAGAACAATTAACTTCGTCTCTTACTACTATTGTTGCTGTTTTCATAATATGTTATTGTGTTTAAAATATATCAATTAAATGTTTAATAAAGAAATCGGAAAATTTATCATGGCTTTTGTAACCTGGGTGACTATCATCACTACTTGCTGTATCCACTTTTAAACGAACCATAGGGTCATATAAATTTATCCATTTATCCTCATGTATTGAACCTATACTACTATAGTCTGCATGTACTTTGTCATACAATATTGATATTTCATCATCATCCCTAACCGACACATCTAACATATTTTGTGTGAATGCATCTAAGTCAGATGGTTTATCAAATTGTATCTTATCAAAGTATCGATGTGAACCCCATGGCATGTCATAGTTCGTAAATAGTAACTTGCAGTTTTGTTGTTTTGCTAGATTTACTAAAATATTCACATAGTACAACAAATCTTTTATCCCCCAATGCGCCTTTTGGTATTGCATATTATATTGTCTTGCATTTTCCATAACAGATGCATCTAATGTAATACCATTAACCAAATGTATGTCGTTGACTATATGCACATCATTGATTAAACCCGATTTAGTTGAATACATCTCTAACCCATAATGTATATGTTCACATGGGATTTCTCTCCATTGTACAATTGCGTAATTGTATTTTTTATTAATCAACGATGACGCAGTATGTAAAAATATTTCTTTATTGCCTTTACCAATATGGGATATATTATCAACGTCTAAGTTGAAGTGTGAGGCTAATTGATTCACCCACAGTTTATTATCTGTCTTTTCGTATTGCAATCCAGTCCCACTCGAATAACATGGTCCCGATATTAAAATTGTTTTTTTATGCATAGTGTAACAATTAATTAATATATAAGTAAGGTGGGTACAAAGCCAACAAAAGGATGTGACTAAAACTTTGTACCCGAGTTTGACACAAGACAATATAGGGGGTGCCTTGCATCTGTTTGGTAGTGTTCATTTAGGGAGGTTATACTTATAACACAATAAACACATACCGAACCTGTTAAAAACTATTGTTCATGCATGTATTTTTAGCGAGCAATTTCCATCGCTTTTCACTAATTGTACGCAAATCTGCTATCTTCAATGCCATTCGGAGACTCATTTCACGCAAATCGTTCTTATGAGTCTGCATGAATGTTATGATTTCATTTCCCTGTTTATCACTCAAGTTATAATCATTGAATAATTCACCTGTTTCTGCGATTTGTCTTACACGCAATAATTTATCATGCATTGTGTCTAATGTTAAGTCCAAATAATGGCATCTACTTTGCAATGCTTCTAAGTGGTCTTTTAATTTCTTACTACGCACGTTGTCAAACTTCAAGTTTGTGATAAAAATCACAGCACCTTCAAAATCAAATGCATTCGGAATTCCTTCTCTACGCAATGTATGGCTTTCCGAACTCCAAAAAACCCTACGCTTGGTACCACTGTCCAGCGCCGCTTTGAGCAAATTAAGACTTAAGTCATCCTGTAGCAACATGTCACAGTCGTCAAAAACGAGAACATGCC